CTATACCTATCGTGATGAAATGATATCTGATGGTTTAGAGAATTGCGTAAATTATTTAAACAATTTTAATCCCGAAAAGTCGTCCAATCCATTTGCATATTTTACGCAGATCATTTGGTATGCCTTCTTGAGGCGTATTGACAAAGAGAAGAAACACCTTTATATTAAACAGAAGACACTAGAGAATTTCTATTTTGAGGGTATGCTGGCTGAACAATCCATTGGTGATGAGAAGACAGTTTCCGTAAATCTAGATAATGATTACATGCAGAATCTTGTCAAGTCATACGATAAGAAGCAATCAGAGAAAGCTACTAAGCGTAAAGACAAGAAAATTGGAGTGGAGAAGTTTTATGAATAATGAAAACCTACATTTGGTTCCACCAAGTGTCACAGATATTGTAGAGAAAATTAATTCCGTACATGCTCATCCTAATGAGAAGATGAACTATCTTATGAGGCTTGAAGCAATACGTGATTATGCTATTTCAGCAATCAATAAGCATAACACAAACATACAAAAGAATTATCATTTCCCTGTGAAGAAGAAAAATTCTATTCGATGAAAATTGCACTTATAAGCGACACTCATTGGGGCGTCAAAAATGACTCCCCTGTTATGCTTGACAACATGAGGAAGTTCATAAATGAAATATTTTTTCCTTATATTCGTAGACATTCTATCAAATCTGTTGTCCATTTGGGTGATCTCGTTGATCGTCGCAAGTATATTAATATTGCCACTGCTAAGAGACTGAGGGAGGATTTTCTTGATCCACTTTCTCAAAAAGATATCGACTTTCATATCATTGCTGGCAATCATGATACTTATTATAAGAACACGAACAATGTAAATTCATTGAGCGAATTGGTTAAGTATCAGTATCCTAAATTTAAGGTATATGATAATTATCCAATGCCAGTATCATTCTATGGTACTAATGTTTTGATGACTCCGTGGATTTGTGATGAGAACCGTGAACACTCTATGAGGATAATTCGTGAAGCAAATAGTCCAATTCTGTTTGGTCATTTGGAACTGGCTGGTTTCCCAATGTATGTTGGGGCTCCTCCGTCAGATGGTGATGATCCTAATATCTTCAATAGATATGATACTGTGTGTAGTGGTCACTACCATCACCGCAGCAATAATGGGAATATTCATTATCTTGGTTCGCCTTGTGAGTTTACTTGGGCAGACTACAATGACAAGAAAGGTTTTCATGTATTTGATACCGAAACGAGGGAACTAGAATTTATCGAGAACCCCTTTACAATGTTTCAGAAACTGTGGTATGATGATGCTACTCTTGGTCAGGAACCAGAAAAATATGATATTTCATACTATGCAGGGAAACATATCAAAGTGATTATTAAAAATAAACTTGATCCATATAAGTATGATATGTTTATCGCTCAACTTGAAAAGCGTGGCGTCCATGACTTGCAAGTAGTCGAAGATCATTTGAACTTGAATCTTGAAGAAGATTCTGATATTATAAACGAAGCAGAAGACACTATGACTATTCTTCGTAAGTATCTTACTAGCATGAGTGCTAATACAGATATCAAAGATAGAGTGGAAAAGATCGTCACTGATCTATATACAAAAGCCCAAACCATAGAGTGAGGTTTCCTTGATTATTTTTAAAAATTTGAAGTGGAGGAACTTTCTTTCCACGGGTGCAGCTTTTACGGAAATTCAATTAGATAAATCAAACACAACATTGATTGTTGGTGAGAATGGTTCAGGCAAATCAACAATGCTTGATGCACTTTCGTTTGCCTTATACAACAAGCCATTTCGTAAGATCAACAAGCCTCAGTTGCTAAACTCTATCAACAAGAAAGAACTTGTGGTAGAGGTTGAGTTTTCTATTGGCTCTACTTCATATAGGATTGTTCGTGGTATCAAGCCTACTGTGTTTGAGGTATATCAGAATGATAATCTATTAAATCAAAATGCTGAATCGAAGGACTATCAGGAAATTCTTGAGACACAGATACTCAAGTTGAACCATAAGTCTTTTTGTCAGGTAGTTGTGTTAGGCTCTGCATCTTTTACTCCTTTTATGCAGTTGGCAGCACAAGCACGTAGAGAAGTTATTGAAGACCTTTTGGATATTCAAATCTTCTCTACGATGAATTCTCTGCTTAAAGATGATATTGTCGAAAATAATAAGGCACTTCAACAGGCAGAATATAACTACAATCTCACATCTGAAAAGATTAAGATGGAGAATTTACTAGCATCTAAGATGCGTGATAATACCGTTGAACAAATAGAAAAGATTGACAAAGAAATTCTTCTGACTGATGCCGCTCTTGAATTTGAAACATTCAAGATCGTAGCTAAAGATCAGCAAATAGGTGAACAACTTAGAAGCATTGATGATGAAACAAAGATTCGTAACAAACATCAGAAACTTCTTATTCTTGAACAACAGTTGATTGATAAGATTAGAAAGTTGAAAGCTGATATCACATTCTTTGATAGCCATGATAACTGTCCTACATGTAAGCAAGTCATTCAGAATGATTTTAAGTGTGAGACTGTAGAGGATAAGACAAAGAATATTACAGAAGTAGAATATGGTATGGATCAATTGAAAGAAGAACTGCTAAATCTTAGTAATGAAATTAAGCAGATTGATTCTATCAAGAAAGATATTACCAATCTAAAGATTGAACAAGCTGCACATATCAATACAGCTAATGGACATAAGGCATATATCATCAAACTTGTTAAGAACAAGGAAGAACTCAATAAGAAAACTGAGTATGTTTCTGATGATAAAATGAAACAATTAGAAATTGATCTTCAAAGTTGTATTGAAGAAAAGAGTGAATACGCAAGGTGTAAGGATTCCTTACTAGTTGCCGCTCTTATCTTGAAGGATAGTGGTATCAAATCACGCATCATCAAGCAGTATGTTCCTATCATCAATAAACTAATCAATAAGTATCTTTCTGCTATGGATTTCTTTGTTCAGTTTGAACTGGACGAGACATTCAATGAAAAGATCAAGTCACGATTTCGTGATGAGTTTTCTTATGCTTCATTCTCTGAGGGCGAAAAGATGCGTATTAATCTAGCTATTCTCTTTACATGGCGAGCGGTTGCTAAGATGCGTAACAGTGCCAGCACCAATATCCTTATCATGGATGAAGTAATGGATAGCTCACTAGATGTGAATGGAACAAATGAATTCATGAAGATATTGACCAACTTGACAAACGACACAAATACGTTTATCATAAGCCACAAGACAGATCAGTTGTTTGATAAATTCAATCAAGTGATCAAGTTCGAAAAGAGTCAAAACTTCTCAAGGATTGTATAAGGAGAAATCAAATGGACATAAAAGATATTAAAAAAGATGAGAGACCTGGGTTTAGAATGGGGAATTACTTCGTTACATTTCCAGAAGATGAATTTGTTAAAGAAGATGAAGAAACTGGCAGACTTTATATCTTGGCAGACATATATAGAATTGACAGTGACAGCACAACAGCGTATAAGCTAAAAGAGACTGAAATTACTCCCGCAATAGAAAAAATGATTTCTGATGAAGTGAACCGCCTTCTTCTTGAAGGTATTGAATTCGACAAGAGTGACAAGGAAGTTTGATATGGGTAGGTTTGAATGGGACTGGTTTATTGCATGGACATGCGGAACAGTGGTAATTTTAGGTATCTTAGCTGCAATTTACTTTGGCACTACAGAAGCCAATCAAAAATATTATGCATCTATTGATAAATGCACGGCTTCTGGTGGATCAACTATTCCTGTTGGTCGTGGTGAAATACTTTGTCTTATGGGAGTTAATAAACAATGAGTATGTTTACTGATGTAAAGGCATTTCAGCGAGCCTTTGAACAACGTGTTGGCGAAAAGCCAGAACTTCCTTCTAAAGAAGAACGTGATCTTCGTAAGAAGCTTTTAGCAGAAGAGTATTCAGAATATGTTGTTGCAGAATATAATAACGATCTTGTGGAAATCGCTGATGCTCTTGCTGATATTATTTACATTGCCTGTGGGACTGCTGTTTCTTATGGTATTCCTCTTGATGATATTTTTGAAGAAGTACATGCATCAAACATGGCAAAGCTTGTTGATGGCAAGGTTATTCGTAGGGCTGATGGTAAGATTCAAAAGCCAGAAGGATGGGAACCTCCAGATATCGAAAGAATCCTAAAAGACTCTATTACATTGTGAAAGGATAATTATATTATGACTATTAAGAAAGACAAAGCTTATAAGCAAGTTGAAAAAGCATATGAGACTATGCCAGAACCAGAAGTAACTTTTACTTTTGCTGAAAATTATATCCCTACAAGAGATACAACTAATTTTCATTATAAGTATGCAGAAGGAGATATGATTGCGGATTTCAAAGACTATATTGACGCAACCTATTCACAGCATTACAAGACTGACGAAGAGTCAGTCGAATGCTTTGATGCGTGGATTGCACTTGGTGACTCTACCGCAACATTCAGGAATACAGCACTTAAGTATCTCTGGCGTTATGGAAAAAAGAACGGAAACAATAAAGCAGACTTGATGAAGGCACTACATTATGTTATGATGTGTCTTTATGTTGATCATTATAAAGGAAAGTAAATGAGCGATGCTAAACGTAAAATTGAAATTATATCAAATTAGAAAGGTGAATATGTTATGGAGATAAAAATCGACATCGAAAAGCTAAGAAACAGAAAGTTGTTTGTTGCTACACCAATGTATGGTGGTAATGCAAGTGGTATCTATACTAGGTCTATGTGTGATTTGACAGCACTGTGTGTCAAGTATGGTATTGAGGTTCGTTCATATTTTCTTTTCAATGAGTCGTTGATTACTCGTGCAAGAAACTATTGTGTTGACGAATTTATGCGCTCTGATGCTCATCATCTTATGTTTATTGATGCTGATATTGGATTTGATCCAAAGGATATCATTGCTCTGATGGCTCTACAGGATACTGATTCGGCTTACGATGTTATCGCTGGTCCGTATCCTAAGAAGTGCATTACATGGGAGAAGATCAAGCAAGCAGTTGATAGTGGTGCTGCAAATGATCAGCCAAACAGTCTTGAGGATTATGTTGGTGACTTCGTTTTCAATCCTGCAATGGATGCAGGAGAAAAAAGCAAGACGATTAGACTTGACGAACCCGCAGAAGTGCTAGAAACTGGTACTGGATTTATGATGATTCGTCGTCCTACATTCGAAAAGTACAAGACCCACTATCCTCAGTATTCTTATAAGCCAGATCATGTTCGTACCGCAGAGTTTGATGGTTCTCGTGAAATCCATGCATACTTTGATTGTATTATTGATCCTAAGACTCGTCGTTATCTTTCAGAAGATTATATGTTTTGTCAGAATGTGCGTCAGATGGAAATGAAGGTTTGGTTGTGTCCTTGGATGCATCTACAACATGCTGGTACATATGTGTTTGCTGGTAAGCTTCCTGCACTTGCATCTATTGGCGCATCTGCTACAGCTGATGCTGGTCTTCTAAAGAGTCAGAGGAATCCAAAGCCAACTGTTCCTGTTGAAGTAGCTACAGCTTCTCCTGAACTATTGAAGAAGTTCCGTCCTATCTAAAACCGTGAAAAGGAATACTTTGTTATGAAAATCAGTGAGAATACGATCAATATCTTGAAAAACTTTTCCGCCATCAATGGGAACATTCTTGTTCGCCCTGGAAATGTTCTTTCGACATTGCATCAATCTAAGACTATTCAAGCAAATGCGACTGTAGAGGAGACCTTTCCTCTACAGTTTGCAATCTACGAACTTCCTAAGCTTTTGGGTGTATTTTCTCTCTTTGATGAACCAGAGATTGAATTTGGTAAAAACCAGTTGAGCATCGTGTCTGGTAATCAGACTGTCAACTATACCTATACTGATCCTTCTATGGTTATTACACCTGATGCCACTAAGAAGCTTGTTATTGATCCCGCAGAAATTAGTTTTTCTATCACACAATCTGAATATGTAAAGATTATTAGGGCAGCATCTGTTCTTCAAGTTCCCAACATTATTGTTATTGGTGATGGAAGCAAGATCAATATGTGTGCTGCTAATGCCAAGAATCCTACAACAAATACTTTTAGTATTGAAGTTGGTGAGACTGAACGTATTTTCAGTATCGTATTTAGGGTAGAGAATCTTATTAAGTTGCTTCCTATGAATTATGATGTTAAGATCAATTTTAAGGGTATCTCGTCCTTCACTGGCACTAACATTCAATACTTCGTCTCAATTGAACATGGCGATTCTAAGTTTAACTCTTGATATAGGAAAACAAAATGCGTGAAGAATTTCTTTGGGTAGAATAGTATCGCCCCAAGACTATTGACGAATGCATTCT